AGTTTGTGGTGGAGCATAACAATTAGAAAGTGGCCAAACTCCTCTAGCAGGTGAAGATCCAGAACCTGGAACTTGTTTCTGCCAATTAAAGCCTTTTGTCACAGTTCCGTTACCATCATCTTCCTGTATTTCAAGTTGACTCTTTACTTGTTCAACCTGGATTCTCTTCATCCAATAAGAGTTAAAAAACTCAACTTCAATTATAGCTGCCATAGTTTAATTTTTTATTATTATACTAACCATCGTATAAGATACCAGGGTTAAGTATTATAGAGTTTAATTCATCTATCCTACCAGAAGTACTTGTTTCAAAAAATATATCTAACTGAGAAACAACAGGTGTAGTTTCATATATAGCTGCCTGATAATATTCTTTACCTATAGGCAGTGCTGTTTGCGCATCTCTTCCTAAACTAAATCTATTATCTATCGTGCATGTTGGTGGATTAGTATCTGCTTGCCACAAACCGTTATATCTACCATCAACAAACATTGATTCAAAATCACCTATAGCTCTAACTTTTAAGGTTTCTTTTCCAGGGTAAATAGGGAAAGTCCAATCACCTGTTGGTGTTCTAGGAACATTAGGCGGTGTTGGTGGAACAGTGTTCACTGGAATTCTTGTGTTAGAATCAGGATAAACAACAACTTCTGTTCTGTTGTTCATAGCTACTCTAGGTATTAGTTGAGTATCGCTTGTTGAATACTGCTGTTGCACTGGTGTTGTTTCATTAAGAGACGGTGGAACCTTATTAGCGTTATCAGTTAACAATGTTGTACAATTTATAGTAGCACCGTTATCTGAACTAGAAAACTCATGCTCTATACTGCCGCCAGTAGTTGTGTCTCCTGTTGTCGTATTATTATTTTCTCCTGCTACAGTGACAGCCTGTGATACTTCTATTTGCTCATTGTTCAAAACGTTTACTACAGCAACCTTAGTAAAATTTGTACTATATACTGAAGCTACATCTAAATTTGCAGCAGTACCACCACTTGGCGTGGCTTGCAATGTTTCACCAACTACATAGTTAGTCCCAGGTCGTGTTATAAAAAAGTCTATTAATTCCTTATTCTCACCAACTTCTAAACATCTTATCTGAGCACCAGTGCCAGTGCCTCCAGTTAAATCATAAAGTTGATTTAATACAAATTCAGTACCGGCTGAATTAGAGTCTAAATCTAACAAATAAGCTCCACTATCTTGGTTATAGCTTTCTGCTATGTTTATTATTTGTCCTTCTAAAACAGGGAATGTAGCAGGTTCAGCTAACTTATTTTGATCTAAAGTTATGATATTAGTTTTAGTAGGGTTTGCTAATATATATAAAGAATAAGGCTTAACTATTGGATTACCTTGTAGTAAACTTGGTAGATATACATTTGAATAACTCTGTTCGTTTTGTTTTACAACAACTCTATAACTATAAAATCCTAAATTAGATATTGGAGAAAAAGGAAAAACAAAAAATTTATCTGGAGCACTTGGTACAACTGGCCAGTAATTTGGATCAACAGTGTTACCAGCAAAACCAATAATTAATTCATTGTTATCTGTATAATTAACAAATTCAATAACTGCTTGCTGCATCTCACCATTAAAATCCCAACGTACTACATTTCCAACTTTAAAAACACTAGCTATAGCAACAGGTGACATCACAGAGCTAGAAACTAACTCCATTAATGGTTTTTTAGGAAGACTACCATTTACAACTTTAGAAGTTTTATTACCTAATGCAACACTCGAATCAGCTGTGGAGACAGTTGGATTTGGTATTGGAAATTGATATAAACCTGGGTATCCTTCTAAACCTGGTATTTCGTTTGGTATAGTCTCTGGGAATCTCAACTTTAAAGAGTCTCCAGGCCAGTCAATTATACCTGCTCTTGGATTTTCAGTTCTTTCAATATCAATTTGATTAGTAGGATTAGCTGTAGCTTGCAGATTAAATAAATGTTCAACGTTGTCGAAGTATTTAGAATATATAGTTGATCCTCCAAATGTTATTCTGTTAGAAGCATATAAACCTGTATCAACGACTGTTGTCTCATCTTCCACAGAAGATAATATTACATCTGTAGATCTACCATATCTATCTGATAATATTAAACCTACTTGATAATTTCTATTTTGCTTTAAAGTGTGATTAGGATATTTTACATCGCTATTAGTAGTGTTAGGATATGAAGGTGTAAATTTAGAGCTTATACCAACTTCATATTTTAAATTTAAAGGAGAACTATGCCTATCAATATAATTACCATATATTATTCTATTACCAGATGTGGATTGAGTAAGTGCTCTAATAGGAACTTGGTCATAAACTCTACCTATTTCATCGGCTGGTAAAGTTTTTATTGGTTTTCTACTTTGATACGTGTATTCTATAAAATTATCCTGCACGTTTGCAAGCGCTTTTACATCTAATGTTTCAACAACTTTTAAAGATAAACCATCAGATTCTTTATATAAAATATCAATTTCAGATACCTTTAACCTATCTTTTAACTCACTAGCCGGAAAATCAAGAGGTATTCTTAAATCAACCTCCGTAATACTATTTGTAAACCACTCTACTTCTGTACTTTGACCAGCTAATTGAACTTGGTGTACAGCAGAATTTATTTTTTGAGTTGAAACAAGAGCCCTAGTTGGATCTTTTGCACTTCCTTCTGGATTAGCGTCTATTCCACTTTTTCCTACAACTGTTTGAAAATAACCTTTTTGTTTTGGTATAAAAACATTTTGAGTAAATGGTGATATTACAGAATATTCTCCGTCATCAAATTTAAACCTATAAGCAAATCTTATAAATTTATCTTTTAAAAATATAGGATCACCAGGAAAATTTTGTTTATAATATTTATTAGGTAAGTAAACTTCAAGGACATCTTGAAATTCAACACCAAATTCTTTATATATATCTACTTCAACAATAGAAGAGCTAGGGCCTGTGTTTATAAATTCTTTTATTTCTACACCTAAGCTTGTGCTAGGAGAATTTCTCCAAAGCGCTTCAGTAATAATAAATATTCTATCATCAGGAAGTTTAGGGTGTTTTATTCTAGGGTATATGTTTTTAGCATCACCAACATTTTCTGGGAAACCATTTGGAATATTAAAAACTGGAGCATTAACTGATTGAATAGTTGCGGATAAATCTCGAAAATTATATTCTGGATAAGTAGAAGTACCTACAGCTTTAAAATCAACTGTTAAATCAATCACTCTACTTCTAGTGCCGAACAAGAATATTTGTGATAAATAACCTTGTGTAGCAACATCTCTATCGGTCATGTCATATATATAATACTTCCTTTTAATATTACTGCCAGAAGAATTATATCTTTCTAATTGAAACTTACACACACTATCACTTTCCCAAGGATCAGAAACATTCTTTATTGTTTCTTCTACTAAACACATACTGTATTCGTAGTTAGCAACATCTTGAGGTGGGTTTTGAATATCAAACTTATAAAAACCTGCATTGCCATCCTGTGGGTCAGTAGACGGTTTTATTTGTAATTGCCTATCTAAGAACAACATATACTTGCCTCTATAAGACCCTGGAAGACGACCTGCTATACCGTCAGGTTGCTGCCCTTCATCTTTTTGAAACCAAGCAACTCTAAACTCAAATCTTCTAGGTGGATTTGTTTTGTTCCCGCTTGTTTGTAAATAACCTTTAACGCCTATATTGTTTTTTAACTTATCTATTACATTTTGAGGTGGATCTGTATTGAATACTAAAAAATCATATATAGCAGTGTAACCTCTATTTGGAAATACTTGTCCAGAAATATTATAATCTCGCCCATTATCGAATTTATCTACAAAAAGCATATCATCAAACTTCATCTCAGACAACAAATTAATACCTTTATAAGGATAATACTTAGCAACAGAAATATGGTCTTCGTGATTATAATAAGCTGAATCAGCTATCGCTGTATCTACATTTATTTTTCTAGGTTGATTTCTATTATCAGTCCAAAACAATAAGTTTTCTATCATGTTTGAATTATCTATTGGACTATTAATTGAAAAGTTTAGAAAATTACCAACAACTATAGTTTTAGAGAATTTATTTACTAAATCTACGTATACTATTCTACAGTCAGCATCAGCAGGCGCAAAGTTATCTAAACCTGTTTCAGAGTTATCTTGATAATTTGTTATGTAAACAAAAACTCTATCGTTAGAGTCGTCAAAATACCACCCTATTACCTGAATTGGTGCTACTATTTGACCTGATTTACCAAAAGGTATTATAGCAATATTACCTATTATATTTTCTAAGGCACCAACATCAGATGCTTCTGATCTACTTACAGCTACGTTTACTCCATCTCTGTACTCACCGGCGGAAATTAATCTAGAGTCCAGGTCTTTATTCATTTTAGACTGGACAAATGTATGTGAAGATTTTTGTTGCATTTAATTAGTGTTTAATCCATTTAGACTGTCCTCTAAATACTTGTACTATGTCATCTATTTTAAGATTTTGCATTCTTATTTTAGCGTTTCTAGTTTTTACATATTTTTCTCTTTTATAAAAAGCTTTTGTGCCGGGGTCTATATCTTTTCTTGACGCAATAACATTATACATTATAGACATATACATTGCCTCTTCTGCTAGTTTAGGAATTTTAGAATCTTTATCGTAAGCTAAACCATCAGATATATATTTAAACATTATCTGTTTACCTGCTAAGTCACTAGAAAAAGATAAACTACCAGTTCTATCATTTATGCTAAACCAACCATTTATATTAGAATACTCAGGAAGTAAACCATATCTTTGACCAAAGTTTTGTTTCCACCAAACATAATCATACACTCCAGTAGTATTGTATGGGTCGTAATTACCCGTTATGTTTGTCGTAGGATCGTTTGCCCACTTGTCTTCTATTAAAGACTGCTGCGCTTCATTATTCTCACCAAACGAGTTTTGTGTAGGTACTCCATCACCATCTTGTATAGGTAGTTCTGTAGGATTACCGCTTAGTCCCATTAAAGGATTTATGTTATGCAAAACACCACTACTATCACACCAAGCTACTTTAACGTAATTAACGTAGTCTTGAGGTAAGGGTATAGAAAGACTCGGTGGTATTGTAAGTTCTTGAGATTTTAAACAAGGCAAAGTGTCGTAAGATAATTCTTGTAAACTTCTTTTCGCATGGAATAATATTTGAGATCTTTTTACTTTGTCTAACAATTGATCTTCTCCAGTATAACCTACTATAAAATTGTTAACAATATCGTTTAAAGATATATAACTATATCCACCATAGTTGTCATCTATAGCACTTTCCTTTAATTGACATAATATAAAATCACCATTATTTATACCATTTGGCGGCTGAATAAAAACGCTATTAGTAGAAACGTCATCAATAGATATAGCAGATTCAGGTATAGTAAAACCTGTAGTAACGTTTATAATGTTAAAGTTTGAGTTTGAGCCAATTTGATCACCTGCACTATTAAAAGCACTAACTAAATTAGTATTAAAACCAAATCCAGTTGCTGTATTTCCAAATACAAAAGTTGATTGAAAATTAGAAGTAGCCTGTTGTATGATCTGACCTGAATAGTATGCTGCGTTTGTTTCTTTTATTAATGCCATAATTTATTAGCTTGATTGTTCTTGGTCCATTTGATTAACTAATCCAGAAGCTATTTGAACAACCTCTGTGTCTTTTATAACCACACCTGCGTATCTAAGTATACCTAATATAAGTTCTACTTGATCAGTGTCATCTATTTGAAAATTCTTACTAACGCCATTTGAAACAGGATCAAAAACATATTGACCTAAGCCACCCACGGTATAGTTCCAAACAGGATCTTCTGGCTTCTTAATGTATGTTAGTTTATATATTGATTGGGTAGTTGACGCGATTTTAGGTGATACAAATAATTTTAAACCTTGCTTATAAAAAACTGGAAAATCAACAGTAGGTGTTGTTAGTTTAGATCTATTTAATGTTTTAAAAGTATTAGATGTAACCTCTTCTACTTCGACAGGTATATAATCTAAGTTATTAAACATTAAATACCCTAATCTATGCACGCTATTAGTTAAGCTAGTTAAGTCACCTTCTCCTTGAGCATTTATAGTTAAGTCTTCTTCAACTTCAAATCTAGCTATTTTTTCTTCAAGAAGTTTCACTCTATTAGAGTATTCACTACTGTTACCGCCAGTTCTTATTTGCTGCGTTAAGTTTTCAAAATAACTTTCAAATATATCTAATTGAGCTTGTGAACCTAATTTGTTAAATTCATAAGGCGTTATATAACCTCTTTGCTCTTTATTAAGAATACTTAATACGGTTTTATATACTGTATCTACGCTTATATCTGCCATATAAATTATTTTAAAAAAGGGCTACTAACTGTAGCCCTATGATTATAATCACTTGTTATTTTAACTTTTTCTCTATTGATTTATATACTTCTATACCTTCATCGGTTTTAAACCAAGAAGCTAAAGCTGTATAAGGATGTTCATCAAATGGAACAGTCATTAATTTACGACCATTGCTTGCCCAAGAAAAAACTTTTTGATCAGAAGATAACTTTATTATTTTAGCTTCAACAGCGTTTATACCAAAGTTCCTTAGTATTACGTTTTCATCTTCAGATAAATTTATAAATGTTCTTGGTTGTCTTTTTGCAAACAGTAGTAAATCTCTTTTTAACTCTTTAGAACTCATTTTAGAAACGTGAGATCCTATTTCAACTCTGAGTATAGCTTCAGCTTGTTCAATATCCATTTCGTAAGCTATGTTCATAGCTGCAATTTCAGTTTCTAAATCTTCATACTGATCTTCAGCTATTTCTTGAGGCTTATGCTCTTTAAATATAACACCATTGTGAGGATGTAGTTCTAAAAACTTTTGCAAGTTCTGTTGGTTTGCTCTTACTGTTAAAGTTCCATTTTCAAATACAATATGTTTTAAAGTAGCATCGCCTTTTTGTTCATCTTTAAAAGGTGATTGCATGTTTGTAGCATATCTTAATTCTCTTTGATAACCCTTTTCTTTATCAAAATACATTAAAGGGTATCTTCTCGTGTGCTTACTAGGTATAGTATAAGTAAGCGGTGTTCTACCTGTCATTAAATAGTAGAACTTATCTTTAAATTCATTTTCCATAATATAATATAATATAATAATAAATAAAGACCCCGCCGAAGCGGAGTCTTTTTATGTTGTCTTATGCAGCACCACCGCCAGCTTCAGCACCTTTGAATAATACAAAGTTGTTAGCAGCTTGAGTGATTAAGCATCTTTCAGATAAGAAATTAACTTTTAACACATCTAAATCAGTAGTGTAAGCACCACCAACAGATCCTGTGATCCAAGCTTTAAATCTTCTATCTTCAGTTTCAGAAGCTCTATATCTTACATGTAAGAAAGGTCGTCTGATATTTGATCCCATCATTTGGTCATATACTGTAGATGTTCCAGCAGGTATCATAACACCATCAATTTGGTTGTCTAATCCTCTTGTTGTAGCATCGTTTAAGTATTTCCAGTCAGTTTTGTAGAAGTCGTAAGAACCTCTTCTAAACCCTGTGAAACCAAAGTTAAGAGCCATTTCAGCTTCGTTATCGAATAAACCATAAGAAGCACCTGCTTGAGTATTAGCATTAACTAAAGCTAACATGTTGTCAAATTCAAGAGCAGTATCTCTTGATAAGAATAACATATTTTCTTCAATAGCACCTTGCTTATCTAATTGCTTTAATATATCATCAAAGTCTTGTAACGCACCAGAACCAGCAGTTGTTCCTGAAGCAAAACCTGTGTATATGTTACCTCTATCTTCGATAGCAGCAAATAAACCTTCTGTACCTTTTATGCTTTGAGAAGCACCGCCTGGAGAAAATTGACCTCCAAAAGAAGCAGTATTAGCCATTTTTTCACCTTCAACCATACTCATTTCTAAGTAATCTTCGAAACGTAATCTAGTTTCAGCTTCAGCTTTTAAATACCATAAGTATCCAGAAGTACCATCTTCAGTAGCAACTTCAATCCAACCAATTTGTGCAGCATCAGATCCACTTAACTCATAATTATCTTTCAAGATAATTGGAGAGTTTGTGAAAGTAGTTACACCAGGTTCGATAGCACCTTTCATTCCTTCACTTCCTTTTGGAAATTCAGAGCCGTAAACAAATAAGTTACAAGCGTCAGTACCATCAAGAGCAGCTGGTAAACCAGTTGACATATCGTTGTATATTTCAGCTTTAAATTTATAACCATCATCAACACCTGAAGCGTTAGGTTCTAGTTTTACAACTAAAGCTTTAATAGTTACTAATCCTGTAGCAGCATCAGAAATTAAAATAGTGTTACCTACTCTAATACCAGAAGTGTCAGGATTTTGAGGTCCTGTTGTCACAGAGTTTGCTTTTATTTCTACCTCAATCTTTGGTAAACTACCAGAAACATTTACTGTTACGTCTTTGTATGCAATGTGAAGTCTGTTTTGCTCTGACCAGATTACTTGGTCTGATGTCATTGGCATTTCAGCTCCTACCATTCTCAAGAAACCACCTAAAGTTCTGTTTCCGTATCTTTCTACCTCTTGCTCATAAAGCTCAGGTAGATATTGTTGTGCCCATTGTCCAGTAGTTAAGTTGTTAAAGTCAATATAATTGTCTTGAACTACTACTTGATTTGGCATGGGCTTTATGCTTGGTGGTACAGCACCACCACTTAATCCTACAGCCATTATTTATTTTTTAAATTATGTTCTTTTTTTAATTCTTAACTTAGTCGAATCTGTACCGGAAATTGCTTTAACCTTCCAACCATTAGGCATGACCTCACCCTGTTCACCCGACCTTGGAGTTTGATCTATGTTTTTTGATTGTTTAATTATATTTTTAGTAGCATCAGCTTTGCCTTGCTCATAAAAATGTTGTGCAATTCTATCGGCATTTCTAGCAGCATAAAGAGCTTTATGGTAACCAGCTAAATCAACAATTTCACCACCTTCATTAGCAAACTTAGTTGTTAAATTAGTGATGTCTGATTGATCATTGGCTATTCCATCTTTGTCTGAGACTTTATATCTAAATTTTTTATCACCAACTTCAAAGTCAAAACCTTCAAACTTCTGTTGAAAATAATTATTAGTATTGTCTACAAACTCTTGCCTTTTATCTTTTAGAAACGATTGTTCCTCATTATATCTATTGAAAAAATCCATAGCTTTCTGTTGTTCATTAGTAGTAGATGGCCTCAACTTGATTTCATCGTAATACTTACTTTTCATAGTATCCAGAAAAGTTCGGGCTTTTGCAATTTCTTCTTTGTATTTTAGCTTTTGCTTTCTTACAAATCTTTCTTCGTCCACTTCTTCGTCATATTTAAAGTTATCTTCCATTATGAAAGTAACTTCATCGTCTGATAAGTGTGGTCTAGTCTTTTTATAATATTCTCTAACTAATAAAGAGTCATCGAATTTACTGTAATCTTTGTTTAATGTTACGTAATCTTCTAATGTTCCGCCTGTTTCCTTCATGAAGCTAACTAGCTTTTCAACGTTTTCAGGTAGCGTTATGTTTATTTCAGTTTTAGGTTCATCAAACTTTTTTGTTTGAATATTTTTAACTGGTTTTTCTTCAATAACAGTTACCTCTTCCTGTGTATCTTTGCTAGGTTGTTGTGCCTCTGGTGGTTTAATTTCTTCAAGTTCAACTTCTGGTTGTTTTTTCTCTTTAACGGGTTGTTCTTTTGATTGTTCTTGAACGGCATTTTCAACTTTATTAATTGTTTCTTCTTTTTTAGGTTCTTCTTTTTTAGATAAATCAACCTTATTTACTTCTTTTTTTTGAACAAGTTTTTTAGGTTTCTTTTTTATTTTAAAGTCACCTTCTTGCTCTACTTTTTTATTTTCCATAATATGATATAATATAAGTTAATAGTTAAATTTGTATATTCTCATTTTTATTTTCAAAGTCTATTGGTAATAAATCATTTTTCTTTTGATCTATCATAGCGCTTTGTTGCGTGCCAACTATTTTTGCACGCTTATCTTTACGATTTTCAATTTCTTGTTCTCTCTCTTGTTCTCTTCCAATTTTCTGTTGCCCTAATTGCATGTTATAGTTAAACTCTAACTCCATTAGTTCTCTTTTTATTTCTGCTTCCACCCTCATTCTTTCTATCTCAAATTGAGATTTACCTTTAGCAACCTTAAGCTCTACATCCATTGTAGCTTGTTTCTTTTGAACCTCTGCCAAAGCAGCGGCCTCACTAGCTTGAGCATTAGCAGCACCTTGAGCAGCTATATTAGCTTCATTAGCTTTTTGTGCAGCTTCAGCAGCTTGCTTACGTTTTAGCTTAATCATTTGATTAGCTAACTTTATATTTTTTACTTGCCTTATATCTATAGCATCTTCAAGATTTATGCTACCACTTTGTAACGCAGCTTGGATATTCGCCTCTAACTTTTCTTGTTCTAATTCATCTGGTGCTAGTTGAAAGTATATGCCATAGTCATATAAATGCATATCACTCATATCTTTCAGTTGACCAACACTCCATGTAGATATACTGTTGTTTAAAGCTTCATTAGTTAACTCGTATTCTAAAGAGTCAGAAGTTCTTAACACTATGTTTTCACAAGTTTTAATTGTAAGATATAAATAAGAATTAAGTATATGTTTAGTTGCTATGTTTGAATTAGCAGCTGCTAATTTTTGTAATCCAACTAGTGAATCTGAGTTTGGCATACTACCATCTCTCGCTTCATTAAGTCCGGTCACATCTCTTATCATCTGTAAGTAATATTGATAAGTAGATATTAATGATTGTACTTTATTTCCACCAGCTCCTGTTTGTAATTCTTGTATAGGTATTCTACCAGGATTTGGATCACCTTCTTGAGTCATAGATCTTCCTAATATACTACCAGTTTGGAAATACATATTTAAAGCTTCTTTTGGATTATATGTAGTGCCATTACCTAAATCAACCTCTGCTAAACCATCTACGTCTAAATAAACGCCGTCAGGTATTAGTTTAGAAATAACTTGCTGTATTTTTAAATGAGTCAACTGAATCATGTCAGCAAATCCCATCATCCTTCCAACTAAACTTTCAATTCTACCCATATACAGCCTAGGTGCACATATACTATAATTCATGTTAACTTTAACTAAATTAGACTTTGGTCTAGTCATATTTTTAGCAAGCTCCCACTTTAGCATCATATCATAACCTAGAACTTTAACACCACTATATAAAACCTCTATAGATCTAGAAACTCTATCAAAGTTATCGTTTTCTGGAGGGTTAAACGTGTCTGGCTTTTCTAAAGCTTTCTCTAATCCAGTTGCTGTTCTTTTTATTTTAAAAACTTGATCTGAATAAGTTTTATATTCAAAGTATAATAAGTATATTGCATTTCCATCTTGTCTACCATTCCAATTATAAAGCATATTACTATTACCTTGGTATTCTTGTAGTCTTTCTAGTTCACTGTCTGTTAAGTCTGGAAATTGTTTTTTTACCTCTGACAAAGTAGTACTTTTAACTTCGCCTACATACCATATATCTTCAAAATTAGGATCTTCTGTATATGAATAAACCAACCTAGCGGGATCAACATAGTCTACAGTTACACCTTCAGATTCATTAAAGCTAGTTTTTACAGCACCTATACCTAACACAACTAAATCTTGTATCATTCTACGTTTTGTAAGTTGATACTTATTAAATTCTAAAGTATTGTTTATAGCTTCTTCACAAGCTATTTCACTAGCTTGCTTGTAAGATAACTGCATGTGCAGGTTTAACTCTTCTTGAGTTTCTGGAAGTTCATCTGGATTATCTGAATTAAATAGATTGATACCTGTTACTTGTTGAACTTCTGTAAGAAATGTTTTAGCTTGCATGTCTCTCAATATGTCTTCGGCATATTTAGATCTTTGCTTTCTTGACTCTGGATCTTGAGCGTAAGCTTGAACTTCATACAATTTGTGGTCCATACCATTTACTACTATATCTACAAATTTAGGTATAATAGGCACAGGTTTCCAGTCTAAATTAAGATAAGACAAGTCACCGTTTATAGCTAGTTCATCTTTGTACTTTTGCACAGGTTGCTCAGCTCTAGCATACAACCTACGCATTCTAAAGTTATTATAATTAGTGTTCCATCTGTTTTCAACTCCCGATCTAGTTCCACTAAACCAATCGCCTTCAATTGCTCGACCTACTTTTTTACCATATTCCAAGCTGTTCTTAACCTCGTCAGGTACCACCTGATCTGGAAATGTGCTGCTACCGTTTGTGTAAATCTTCATTTATTTAATTATTTGTGATATAGATCCTTCGTTGTTGTATCTTTTTATTCCTAAATTAACAATACCTCTTTTTTCTCTAACAGGTATTGGTCTGTATTTATTTTTATTACAAGCCATAATAGCTAAACCTGAGCTAATAGAAGCATCGTGTTTTGTTCTATTATTTATATTGAAACTAGCCCAGTCATTTAAAGTTTTATTAAAATACATATCTCCATAACCAGTTTCTATTTCACCTATGTAGTTTTCAATATAATACTCTATTGCTGCTGCATGAGCTTGCTTAATATCTTCGCTAGAGTTTGGTATTCCACCTATTTCTCTTTCAGTTGTTGATAATTTATTGTAAAGTCTGTCAGGTCTATTTATGCTAAACCCTCTATAACCTCTACGTTTTAAATAGTACAACAACCTTGGTTTGTTGTTTTCAGCTAATATAGGCATGCCGTAAAAAACTAAAGCCATTAAAACATCTTCAAAAAACATTTCAGCTGTTTGAGGTCTAGCTATATACTCTAAAAAAAAGTGATTAGGTGGTGCATCTTCCATAGAAAATTTAGTTAACCCATGTAACGCTCCTTTAGAACCTCTACCGTCAACAGTACCGCTAATATCGTAACTATCACAACCAAATGCTCCAATGTGTTCATTAGAAGGGTATTTAACTCCATTTTTTATAATCACTCGATTTTGCAAGTTTTTAGGTGGCACCCAAGAAATATTAAATCTACCTTTTTGATTAGGTATAAATATAACTTTAGTATCTTTTACTCCATTTTCCCAGAGAAAATTACCTTTTGTTATAGATTTTTGATTATTTATTTCTTCATTAAAATCTATTTGTTGATATATCTTTGACAAGTTAAATAAACTATTTTTAGTTTCATCTCTAAAAGCATGCTCTTCTGTTCTTGGAAATTGTCTGTAATATTCATTTAAGCCGTCTTGATCGTTTTTTAAACCTTCAACCTCATTGTTCCAATGATCTATTACTCCTCTAGTAACTGTTCCACCTTGCTTTGTTTTGATTGGATTTGTTGGCGTAGTGAATACAGGTAATCCAAAAGTATCCATGAATCCTTCGTAATTCCACTCCATAGGTATGAAGAAAGAATAGAGTCCGCTAGATGTTTGTCCATTTTTATTTCTGCTTGTAACGTCTGAATTGTAGTACAGTTTTTTAAAGTTGTCTCCACCTTTATCTAGCGCGTTTGAAGTTGAGCCCATCATACACTTGCCTACGATCCTTGATCCTAGTCTTAGTGTTGTTTTTGTAACTCGCCAATTGTTTAATATATTGTCTGGTCGTTCCCATTTTCCTGATTCGTCGTGTGCTAATAATTTTAACTTCTCACCATCGTAAGAGTTGTCCCCCGTATTTTTCCAGTCTATAGTTGTATCAAG